GACGCGTGCGAAGTCTGGATCGGTGAGGACCTGGTGATGACCGGCCATGTCGACGCCACCCCGATCCGCTACGACGAAGCCAGCGTCTCGGTCGGTGTCCGTGGGCGCAGCAAGACGGCAGACCTGGTGGACTGCTGCCCCATCACCAAGGGGGCTCTCGCAGCGCCGTCCTCCAGGTGGGGGCGTGGCACCGGCCGAGGGGGGCAAAACCCCGTGGCAGTGCCCGTGCAGGCGTCTGCACAGTGGCGGGGACAGAAGGTGGAGACCATCGCGGCGGCACTCGCCGCTCCCTATGGGGTGCGCGTGGTGGCAGAAGTGAACACCGGGGCGCCGATCGCGGACCACCATGTGCAGGTGGGCGAGACGGTCTTCGAGTCGATCGATCGCATGATGCGCCTGCGGCAGTTACTCTCCACGGACAACGCGAGGGGCGACCTGGTCTTCATCGAAGTGGGATCTGCGGGCCGGGCGGCCACGCGCCTGGAGCTGGGCGTGAACATCCTGGCAGGTTCGGCCCCGCTCGACTTCAGCGGCGTGTTCTCGGACTACGTGTGCAAGGGCCAGAGATCGGGCAGCGATGACGCCTTTGGCAGCGATGTGGCCGAAGAAGAAGGCGAAGCCGAGGACGACGGCGAGCAGTGGCAGACCGGCAGCGAGGCGACCACGCGCGACGCCATGGCCAGCCGTCGGCGGGTGCTCGTGCTCAACCAGCACGGCCAAGCCGATGTGGGCAGCTGTCAAGCCAGGGCGGACTACGAACGGTCCAGCCGGCGCGGCAAGGCGCTGCAGGCCGAATACACCGTGGTGGGCTGGCGGCAGGCCAGCGGTGCGCTCTGGGTGCCCAACCAGCTGGTGCAAGTGCGCGATCCTGCGATCGGTTTCGACACCGAGATGCTGATCGCCGAGGTGGCCTACGAACTCGACGAAGGCGGCGCGATCGCCCAGCTGCGCGTGGGGCCGGTGGATGGCTTCCGCCAGAAGGTGGCCAAGCCGAAAAAGAGCAAGACCGGGTCCGGCAGCGGCAGCAGCTGGGCCGACGTGAAATGAGGTGAAACCATGGCCGATCTGGCTCGTATGCTCGGGCCGGTGGCCCGTCGAATTGGCAACCTGCTGGCACGCGGGACGGTCGCCGCGGTGAACGCGGCCGGCAAGATGCAGGCACTCCAGGTGCGGCTGCTCGCGGACGAGGTGAAGGACTCCATGGAGCACTTCGAGCCTTTCGGTTTCACTTCCAAGCCGCTGCCGGGCGCCGAAGCGCTCGCGGTCTTTCTGGGTGGTGATCGCTCCCATGGCGTCGTCCTGGTGGTCGCCGATCGGCGCTACCGGCTTCGCACGCTGGAGGACGGTGAGGTCGCGCTGTTTGATGCGTTTGGCAACCACGCGCACTTCAAGAGCGACGGCACGCTGGCCATCGCCGCAGCGGCGAAGGTCGCGATCACAAGCCCGTTGGTCACCATGAGCGGCGACCTGCAGGTCGCGGGGACGGTGACGGCCTCGGTGGACGTCATCGGCGGCGGTAAGCGCCTCAAGACTCACGTCCATTCCGGCGTGCAGTTCGGCGGCAGCAACACCGCCGGCCCAGTCTAGGAACACCCATGATCGACGACCAACCCCTGACCATCCTGATCGATGGCCAGATGACCCCGCTCGGCCTGGACTCGGCCGAGCCGCTCGTGCGTGCGGTGCTCATCAGCCTGTTCACCTGGCGGCGTGCGAACCCCGACGACGAGCTGCCGGCCGAGAACCGCCAAGGCTGGTGGGGCGACAGCTACCCAGAGGAGCCCAACGACCGCATCGGCAGCCGCCTCTGGTTGCTGAGCCGCTCCAAGCTGACCAACGAGACCGCCCGCCGGGCCCGGGAGTATGCCGAGGAGGCTTTGCAGTGGCTGGTCGACGACGACGTCGTCGGCCGCATTGACGTCGAGGCCGAGCGCCAAGGCCTTGATCGCATGGCGCTGGCGTGCCGAATTTTCAGAACCGACGGACGCCTGGCGGCCGACGTTCGCTTCACCAACGCATGGGGATTCTTGAATGCCGTATAGCCGACCCAGTCTGGCCGAGATCATCAACCGGGCGCGCTCGGACGTGATCTCGCGCCTGGCGCAGGACGAAGTATTGCGCCGGTCTGATGCGGAGGTGTTCGCTCGGGTTGTCGCGGGTGTCACCCATGGGCTGTACGGCTTCCTCGAATGGATCTCGCGACAGTTCATCTACGACACCGCCGAGGCCGAGATCCTCGACCGCTGGGCGTCCATCTGGCTCACGGTGCCTCGCAAGCCTGCGGCATCGGCCACGGGCACCGCGACCTTTATGGGGTCGATTGGTGCGGTGATTCCCTCCGGCGCGCTGCTGCAGGCCCTGGACGGCGTGCAGTACCAGACCACTGCGGGAACAACGCTCACCGGCACGACAGCGGTACTGAGCATCGAGGCCGTGGTGGCTGCCGCAGCGGGCAACCGGGCGGCCGGACAGACGCTAACCCTCGCGACACCGATTGCGGGCATCCAACCTGCAGCCCTCGCGGCTGTGCTGTCCGGTGGAGCAGATGAAGAGGACGATGAAGCGCTGCGTGCCCGGCTCATCGCACGCATCCAGACCCCACCGCACGGCGGAGCGCGTTCGGACTACGTGGCCTGGGCGCTGGAGGTGCCAGGCGTGACACGCGCATGGTGCTATCCGCTCGAACTCGGGCCCGGTACCGTCACGGTCCGCTTCATGCGTGACGACGATGCCGGCAGCGCCATACCGGACGCTGGAGAGGTGGCGGCGGTGCGGGCGCATATTGACCCCCTGCATCCTGTCACCGCATCGCTTACCGTGGTTGCCCCGGTGGCGGTGCCCCTTGCCTTCACGATCTCGGTGACGCCGAACACGGCGGGCGTGAAGGCCGCTGTGCAGGCAGAGCTGGCAGATCTGATCCTCCGCGAGGCCGAGCCCGGCGGCACGCTGCTGCTGTCGCGGATCCGCGCGGCGATCTCCGCCGCTGCCGGCGAGTCGAACTACGTGATGACCGTGCCGGCCACCGACGTCGTGTCCGCGACGGGCGACATCACGACGCTGGGGGTGATCACATGGGCATGAGTGCCGCTGACTATCTGGCGCAAGCCCAGGCGCTGATGCCTCCAGGCCCAGCTTGGCCCAGGGAGGCGGCTGCGTATCAGACGCGCCTCCTGCTCGGCCTGAGCGAGTCTTTCGCGCGCGTGCAGAGCCGGGCGAGCTCGTTGCTCGACGAAGCTGACCCGCGAACCACGGCAGAGATGCTGCTGGACTGGGAGCGGGTCGCTGGCCTGCCTGATGGTTGCGTGGTCGACTCGGGAATGGACCCCTCTTCGGAGCAGCGCCGCGCCGCACTGATAGGCCGGCTGACCATGCAGGGCGCTCAATCTATCGACTACTTCGAGGCGCTCGCGGCGAGCCTTGGCTACACGGTCACCGTCTCGGAATTCGAGGTGCACGACGTCGACGACGACGTGTCTGCGCCCATCAACAGCATGGCGTGGGCGCACGTGTGGCAAGTGCAGTCGGTGCTCAACCAACCCGTCTATTTCTACGTCACATCGAGCGTGGCCGACCCTTTGGCCTCTTGGTCGAACGTAATTCTTGAGTGCGTGTTGAACCGGTTCAAACCGGCTCATTCCGTCCTTCTGTTCTCGTACATCTAAGGAGATTTCATGGAACGTGTTTACCAGGCAGGGGCCGTGGTGCTGCCGCCCGCAGCACCGATCACGCCCTCAGTGGGATACCCAACCGGGGGCGATCCGCTGGGCGGCACACCTGCGACGCTACCTGGCGCGTACTGGTTCCACATGATCACGGAGGAGCTTCGGGCCATCGTCAGCGCTGGCGGCTTGACCCCCGATCACGCCGTACTCAACCAGGTCCTGCAGGCCTTGCCCGCGGCGCTGGCCAGCCGGCCAGAGATGGCCCGCGTGTTGGGCACGGCGGGATACCAGAAGCTGCCTGGTGGACTGATCCTGCAATGGGGAACGGCCACAGGTCCCATTAACACCACTGCGGTCGTTACTCTGCCCCTCGCATTCACCAACACCTTCCGGCAGGTCTTCATCTCAGTGCGAGACACCGTGCAGAACGTGGCGAGCAACCCCCTCGGCGGAGCTGTGCCGTCGACGCTGTCGTCCTTCACGATTCGCAACTTTTACACCGCGTCCACGCTGGCATACAGCTACTTCGCCATCGGAGATTGATCGTGTTCTATTCAGCACAAACCGGCGGGTTCTACATCCGCGAAATTCATGGGGACGCCATCCCCGAAGACGCAGTCGAAATCCCCTTGGAGCACCACGCGGCGCTGCTGGCTGGTCAGTCGGAGGGCTTGCGGATTGTGGCGGACGCACAAGGGTTCCCCGTCCTCGCCGAACAGCTCCCGCCCACGCAGGAGGAGCTGCAGGCAATGTTCACGGACGCAATCCAGCGCCGCCTCGATGCCTTCGCCAAGACGCGCAACTACGACAGCATCCTGAGCGCCTGCAGCTATGCGACCAGTGCAGTGGCCCGGTTCCAGGCCGAAGGCCAGTATGCGGTCAACCTGCGCGATCAGACGTGGGCCGCCGCCTACCAGATCCTTGCCGAGGTGCACGCTGAAACGCGTCCCATGCCCACGAGCCTGGCCGACATTGAGGCCGATCTTCCCGAACTGGAGTGGCCGCAATGAATCTCGACAGCTTCGACTTTTCTCAGCTTACCTCGCTGCTCGGCCTCTACCTGCCGATGGCACGTGAGGCCATCTCCCTCCTCGGCGATATCCCATGGGTCTGGCGCGCACCCTTGTTGCTCTGGCTGCTGTGGGTGTTCTACCTGGCGGTGATGAACCTGCAGCGCGTGCACAAGGCCGGCAAGCTCGGCCGCATCGCGCTCACGTTGGGCCTGCCGGTGCTGGTAGTGGGCTTCGTGCTCGATGTGCTGGCCAATCTGGTGATCTTCACGGTCCTCTTGGGCGAACTGCCACGTTGGGGCGAATGGACCGTCACCGCACGGCTGAAACGCCACCTGGCCACCAGCAGCGGCTACCGACTCGCGGTGGCTCACTGGTTTGAAACCGAGTTGCTCGCCGAGTTCGATCACAAGGGCTACCACGCGGGATCTGCCGAGGTGGACATTCATGCCTGAACCCACGACCACCACTGCAGCCGCAACGCTGATCGCGGCCGGCACCACGGTGCCGATGCTGGAGGCCTTCGGCGTTTCGCTCGGCCTGCGTCCAGACGTTTTGATCGCTGGCTTCGCTGGCGCCCTGGTCGCCATCGTTCTGCTCGACAGCGTCCCATCCGAGGGCGACACGTGGAACCACCTTGTGCGCAGCACGGTGCGGCGGATCTTCGTCGCGCTGGCCAGCAGCATCACCGCCGGCTACCTCACCCCGCTGGTGCTGCTGGTCTCGAATCTTCCCGATGCCCTGCTGCTTGGAGTGGCCTTCATCACCGGCAGCGGCGCGCAGAAGTGCGTGGGATGGGCGATGGGTCGATTGGGCCTCGCACCGCGGCCTGCAGCAATTGAAAGCGGAGGGCCCAAACCATGAACTTGCTCCTGGAGATCCTCCACCCTTTGGCGGGCTTGATCGTGCTGGCGGAAGCGCTCAACAAGCTGGAGCGGGTGCAGCCCTTCAGGCCCGGCCTGCGGCCACGTGATCGCGTGGTTGACGGGCTCAAGGCCTTGGCCTGGCTGCTGCTCGCCCTGGGCGCAGGAGGCGCTCTCGCCGCGCCTGTGCTGCTCGCGTTCGGCATCCCCGAGCAAGCGACCAGCCTGCTCATGCGCTTGGAGCGGCCGATGCTGGACCAGACGCTGGTGCTGGTGGGGTTCGCTGTCCTGATCGTTCGCACCCGAGTAAAGGAGGGATGATGAATTTCACCATCACTGCCGGGCATGACCCGGTCAAAACCGGTGCGTCCTACTTCGGCTACAAGGAGCACGAGCTGATGACCTGGCTGCGGGATGCCGTGGCTGACATCTTGCGCGATCGCGGCCACCAGGTGAAGACGGACGGCGCACGTTGGCAGAACCTGCCCCTTGTGCATGCTATGACGCTGGTGCCCGGCGCCGACGTGGCCATCGAGCTGCACACCAATGCGTTCGAATCGCCCAAGGCGGCCGGCGTCGAGGTGGTCAGCATGCCGGCGCAGAAGGAGATGGCACGCACGATCGCACGGCGCATTGCGCACACGCTGGAGATCCCGGTGCGCGGCGCAGGCGGCTGGATCGACCAGAGCGATACGGCTCGCGGCCGTCTCGGCTTCGTGCGCGCCGGCGGCCTGGTGGTCGAGACCTTTTTTCTCAGCAACCGCAGCGAGCTGGATAAGTACCTCGATCGCAAGCACCTGGTGGCCGCTGCGATCGCCGAGAGCCTGGCTCCGACGACGTGGGGATCGCCATGACGCCCTGGCTGCTGACCGCTTCGCTGTTGGCGTGCATCGGGTCGTTCTTCTACGGCCAGCATGTGGGCGAGCAAGCTGCAGAGGCTCAGACCGCACGCGATGAGCGCATCGCCGCCACGGCCATGGAGGCGGGCCAGAAAGGGGCAGCAGAAGCCATCGCCAAGCTGAAACCAAGGAACGTCACCATTCGCCAGGAGCTCGAACGTGAGATTCAAACAAACACTGTGTACAGCGATTGCAGGGTGCCTGCTGGCGGGGTGCGGCTCGCGAATGAAGCTCTCACCGGGCGGCCCGAGCTCGCTGGTGGTGGCGAGCTGCCCAGAGATCGCACCCATGGCGCCGGCCCCTGACGGCACGGTGAGCATGGGCGAACTGAATGACAAGCTGGTCGAGGTCGGCGGCACTTACAACGAGTGCCGCGCAGCCGCCCTTGCCAAACCGCCTGACTGATATTGCCGTTGTCTCCGAGGTCGACCACCGACCTCTTCAGCCCGTCCACCAGCAATGGTGGGCGGGCTTTTTTCTGTTTCAGAAGGGCGGAGGGGATTGGACGATCTCCACCGGCCCGGGCCCGCTGTAGATCTGATGCTTGGTG